ATATCGTGTCACCTATTATGTTCAATTAAAAGTGAGTCGCTCATGCCGCCTCGGTTGTTTATTAGGGGGCCTCTGGTACTGTGTGAACCACAGTAGGAGCTCCAACTAGAAAGCCAAATGAAAAATCATCGGCAAGGGCTCTACAAAATACAGATCCTGTAGTAGCGCCTGTCCAATAATCATAAAGCAATCCAGAGGAGTTTGTATTACCTCGCAACCAGTGATTGACACATACAGAAGGATTATAATATGGAATTTCAATTTTTCCTGTGTCAGTTGCACCTAGCGTCACAGTTTGTACTGGCATAAGATCAGAATCTTGAGATACACCAACACCTGTTTCAGTCAACGAATCAGAAGTAACCTGATTGATAGTACTGATTCTTGCAGGGTAATAATTTTGAGCGTACCAACGCATACCGCCTCTATGGAATCCGTATAACCATGTAGTGAACATTGTTAAATCTCTTTGCACAGCGTCAGAGGTAGTAGCTACTGATCGACAACTGGGTTCTGAGCTCAAAAAGAACTTAGTATTACTATTACCAAATGAGCCAGCAGGCCAGAAACGTTTCAAAACTGCTCGTAGGGACCTGACAGGATCACCAATTGACATTGAGTGAGCGGTAACAGAATCCGATGATGTGTTGGGAGCAATATTGACCAAGTTAGCAAGATCACTAAAACCTTCAACATGTGCGACGTTCAAGACTGGTGATGGGACTCCAATATGTTTAATAGTGGGGACCGCAAGCTCAAAATCTTGACCTCCAGACACGAATAAAGGAAAATAAATAGTATCACTAACATTTTCTGGTGCAATGAGGGGATTTTCCACAAAGAAATAGAGATATCCAATAGAGTTGTTGGTTCGTCTCCAAGGAAAAGTATGTACAAACGGAATTTCAATATCGTACGTAGTAGCATCACGAATGTCAACAACATGAGCATAAGTGTACTGCATAGTATTCAGTATAAGTTCCTGGTCGGTAATCTTGTCTCCTGGGACAAAAACAACACGGATACGCGCTGAGTGAAATTTTGTGCAAACGGGTCTAACGTAGATGCGGATAGCACCACGCCAAAACTCGAATAGCTTTGAAATGTATGAAATTTGTGTAAATGAGGTGTAAGTATTACTGTTGTCAATAGTTGAAATATGATACATATCAGCACCAACAGGAATAGATCCTATCATAGTTCCTTCAGGAAATGATTTTGCAAGGGCCATATGACCTACCTCTGGTTCTGTAATGTCAGCAACATTTGGAATCAAATTTGGTCTGTCCACGATGGCAGCAATAGTCATTTCATCAACAGCTCGTCCACTCAAATCGAGATCAGATATACCTTGATCATAATTGTGACTTGCCTTTGCACCAACAAAAGTTGTGTCACAAGTATACAAATCTCGATATGGCAATTGAACAACGCCCATAAGATTTTGAACATCGAGTGGTTTAGACCAACCCAGAAGATCGGAGATCTTTGATGCTGCACCAAATGCCCATCCACCAACGCGTGATAATCCACCAACGAATGATGTATCATGATTATCATTCAAGTATTTTGAGATGTTACCAAAAGTACTTGAGACAATCTTACTCTTCTTCGTTGCTTCAAGAATTCCAGCAAGAGCTGCAGAAGCTTGAACAACAGCAAGACGAGGTTGAACACCATAAGTTTTAAGATTTTCAATGTTGATAAATAGAGACATATTAATTGCATTTGGTGAAATGGCTGATGCCAAAGCAACAATTGGAATAATATGGATATGTCCAAGATAACTTCGATCCGATGGATCAAGTGGCACTTGTGTTGGATATAATGGAATCACATTAGATTCGCCAACATATGGAATTGATAAAGTGGCACTAGTGGTTTCAGCAATGTTGATAATAACATGTGGACAACCTGAATAGAAAGTTTGTTTACCAAATGTACTAGCAGCAGTTGGAACCGAACATCCTGGCGGAGTATAAGCGACTAGGAACATACCAAGCATAGTTGGGTCAGTATTCCAAGTTAGTTTAATATTAAACGTACCTGAAAAACCAACAAAACCACGCAATTTATCAAGTGCTGGCATGTTATTTATAATATCAGCCAACGGCTTGATATAATGTTGTTCTTGCTTATACGCATCAAATCGATGATATCGACTGAGAATGTCAGTAATATGTTTCATATCCGAATCAGGCATAGAAGGGAGAAATGGAGTAGTGAAAGTCTCACCATTGGATGTACTTGCAGTGGTATTACCAAATTCTGAAAATCCAGTAACATCACGATTATCTTCCAAGATCTCACCAACAAATGCTTCATTATTAACACCGTCATTAATTTGTTTTGTTTTATTATTTATATTTTCTTGTGTAGCAGGCTTTATTTACATACCTCAAGTCGCTCAGCCTATAGCTTGTGAGGTTGGTTAAACCTTGTTTAGGGGATTGCCCATGAGTGTGGTTTCCTAAATAGGCACTCTATTTATCCACTTAAGGAACAGTCTATATAACCTTTAACTCGTAGTTTTATGCCTTCGGGCGGGGTTTCAAATGGATTAAGCCCAATTTAATTCGGGAAAGTTACTCAAAAGAGTACCATCTCGAATCATTAAGCGATAATCCTCATAATCATTATTAACCAATGTCATTCCGTACTCATCTGCACAGACATTTTTAATTTTCTTACTATATTGTTCAAAGACATCACGTTCGTGAAGCGCAAGTTCTGCAAAAGCTGCTCGGGCATTCTGTCCAATAACAGTTTCTTCAAAAGTGTTACCATGAATCCAGTTAAAACATTCAAGAATAGATGGGAGTTTGAGTGGTGCCATCCAAATACGATTGTGACTATCAAAAGAAAAACCTCTCTTAAGAAAGAAACACTGATCCAATTGCTTAAATCCACTCATGACGCCTGTCTTTTCTTCGTCAGTATAAATCATTCCAAATTTTGCAAATGCACGAGTCATACTTTCCTGGTTATACCAATCTGCAACTCGGGTGGAAATATTCAACAAGTTGTCATCACCATATGCAATCATCGAAACAGAATCATTAAATTCCTCATCACCCGGGCGTTCCATGTAAAATGTGACACGACAAGCAACGGAGTTATACATACTGTTCAAGATAGCGGTGGCAGGATTTCCAGATGGTTGCGAATGGTTTAATTTGTACAATCGCTTACCACAAATATGATAAGAATTGACAACACTTTCCCATAAACAACGGCGCACAGTAGCATCTGATTCATCATAGTCTGGACATCTTTGATAATATTCTTCAATAATATCAAGAATAGACCATAAAATATCAGGGTGAAGTGTGCCATCATAATTACTAAAATCTCCTGCAACGTGTTTATCTCCATATTTCAAAAGATGTTTAGCAAGTTTATCCCACTCAAGAGATTGACATCTAATTCCGACTGCACTTTCCGTGTCAATACGTTTTTCCATCAGAAAAGCGATGAACGAAATAAAATACATTCGGAATGCAATGACAAAATCCATTGGAGCAGCAGCAAACACACGTGTCTTTCCAATCTTGACCTTAGCCCGTGGTAGAGTTTCGTCCTTAAGTGTGTCAGTGAAGATGTATGGTTGAACATATCCATTTCGCATTTGTCTAACTTGTCTTGTCACAACATCACGAACTTCCTTAGCTTTCTTACCATGAAGATCCCATTGCATGTTTCCAAACCACAAGGTTTTACCTTTTGATTTTTCGTGACACCATGGATATCCTGCAGATGTTACTCGGTTAATTCCTTTGATATATTCCGAATCAGTTCCTTTGACGGCTTCATCAAATGACAACACGCGCATATTTGCATAGTTGCATCTTGACTTAGCTAATTGTTGCTTATACGATAGGACACTTTTCTTCAGAATATTCTGATCCAAAATTGGGACATTTCTAAATTGTTTTTGAATGCCTTTGAACATTGGACCATCCTTAACTTCAGGGTGCATCAATTTAGCAGGAGCCATTTCCGACTTATATATCTTGTCAAAGATTCTTGTTGAATGGATCTTAGTTCTAACATTTGGATGGGGTGGATCCATAATATCTCCAAGTGAAATACAGTTACCTTGAACAATAGCATCTGGACTGTCTGAAACTGCGACATATTGGGGTAATATTTGTTCATCTTCATCAATAATAGCTTCCAAATCTTCTGATACCAGTGGGATAAAACAAGCTTTTCCAGCGCATCCAGCAAAATGAATACCACAGATTCGTCGAGCATTGACCAAAGAATCCATAATATAAACACTTCCGCAGTCTCCTTCGCGAGAGCCAATATTTGTGGTGACAGATTGGCAGGTAAATCGAGAGCCATCAGTATCAAGAGTTTCCTGCATCGTGATGTTTTCAACGTTACCAAATTTAGTCTCATAACTAACATTAGAGCAGTCAGCCACAGTTGATACAACTCGAGTTCCAACAAGATTTGTCAATTGTGTCTTTTCCATAACATGTTTTCTCAGATCGGGATATCGCATGCATTTCTTGTCAAGCTGAATTGTACACAAATCTGTCATTTGGCCTGCACGAAGATAATCAACAGCTTTTGATCGAATAGATCTCCAGATGTAGTCAATGCCTTCTGATGCAAAAGATGCACAAATGCGGACTTTGAAGTTGGGTCTTTGTTCAGCCATACGATCCATCAGACGAACATAATGAGCGTTTACTATAAATGTTCGACCAACAGGAAAGAAAATACGAATTGGAGAGGATCCATTCAAAATGTTATTATCATCATCCAACCATAAAATCTTTGCCATATTAGATCGAATTTTAAGGTTCAAATCAGATGCATTTGATGAAACCCAGCCTTCGTACTGACTACAAAATGCTCGTTTGGTAATATCAATCTTTTCAATGTCTTCCTCACTCATATCTTTGAAAGTAGTCCATGGAGGCATCACTGAAGCAATATAGTCTACTCGTTCTTCATCATCCATCTCCTGATCTTCAGCAATTCTTATAACTCGAATTAGTAAATTGTTCCACATAATCCGACGTGTCGTCATTGGATCTGAAAACCAACCTTCTGTTTGAACATTTATTGTTTGCTGACCATATTCATGCTGAAATTGGGCTTTATTTAATTTCTTCGATTCAATTCTTACAGCGCCTTTATTCAAACGTGATTTTCCAGATTCAATCTTAACCTGAGACTTATTCAGTCTTGATTTTCCGGATTCAATTTTCACTTGACTTTTGTTTATTCGTGATTTACCTGATTCAACCTCATAATCCTTAGTATCAGTAAACGCTTGATAGATAGTATAGGCAGACATTCCAATAAAGAAAACATTCAAAAGCATGAGCACACTATTAATAATATTGTACTTCTCTTCCTGTTCTTTCATCCATTGGAAAACTGAACTACATATTTCATAGCAAGTCATTTGATCTTCCATGAGGATTGTTCCAGTTGTCCTTTTAACGAACTCTTTCATAGTTTCTTCAAAAGTTCTTTCTTCACGCAAAACCTCCCAAAGGTCATCATATTCGTTTCGATCTGGATTTTTGTATACAGTAGAAACATATCGTTCTTCCATTCTGTCACAGACCTCTTGTGTGTAGATTGGAAATACTTCGCGTTCTGTCTTGAACCAATTCCAACCTTCCACTTCAGCCATCATTTGTCGTGCGAATTCAGTCAAACCTTCTTTCTGCTTATGATATTTATCTTTCTTGGCTTGCAATTTAGCAATTAACTGTTTCATGAGTGTTCTGAAATCAATTGATTCTTCACCAATATTTCCATTCATTGTATTCCAAGTTCTAAATTCATAAACATCCAAATTAATTGTACCAGTTTTGAATTCATCACGAAGGCGTCCAAATTGATCTGCAAACTCTGGTTTCAAAGAAACTTCAAATGGCATATCTACTCGTCGACAAACAGCAGCTTGCGAAACGAGTGATGTGGGATTGAGCATAGACAAATTTGTCGTTGCTACTACACATTTTGATGTGAAGGTTGCTGTTTTCTTGGATTCAATATCAGCCATATGAAGAGGATATGGAAAAGGATTACTCATGCGAATAAGTTCCATATACTCAACATTTGGATTTGAAGTTGTGTCTTTGACTTGTCCAAAATCATCAATCAATGTCACAACCTGATCTTGATACCTATCCCAGTATTCTTGTTCGTGCATTCGGGCATATAAACAATTATCAATTGCTTCACGAATTTGAGCATCTGTCATATCTGGTGTGATGCGTTTAGCATGAGCCAACACGGTTGATCCAATATGATATAGAATCGATGATTTTCCAACGCCTGAACCACCAGTCAACATCATTACAACAGGTTCAATTCTATTCTTAAGTGAAGCCCCATGAAGTGCACATGCTCTTTGATACAAATTTACAACTGGTGCTTGGATTTTATCCAAAACTTGCACAATTGCTCTGTTTGTTCTATAAGAAATACGCATGGCCATATATTTGTTGTACATTGCTTCAACTTCAACTGAAATTTCTGGTTTGTTCATCATTTCAGCACGTTTTTCCATATCAAATGTTTTAAGTGTCTCAATCAATTCCTTTACATCATTTGGTATACTTTCATTGGTTCCAAATCCGCAAAAGTCAATTCCAAAATTAGAGAGAATGTTGTAGAAAATTGTACTAAAACAATCTGATAATTTTGTTGCACTAGTCAACAGTTTAGAGTGAGCTTCAATGCGCTTGACAAATGATAAATAAGCTTGTTCATTAAAAGTAAAAGTAGACATACCACAAATCAATGCAACAATTACAAAGGATATACTAACAAACGGGTGTTCACTAAAACTTTGTACGTGTGCGATGGTTTGGTTTATATTTACATTCAATTTTGGAACTAGCCAATTTGCAACTGTCCAGGTAACCGAAACTGCTGTCAAAAATTTGGCGGCTTCTGCAATGTAAGTATTACTTGAGAACATCATTCCTGCCATAAAAATAGCTCGTCCGAGTGCTTCAAATGGAGTAAGTGCCAACAAACAGTAAACAATAAAAAATCCAAGAACATACAGTAAATCCGAATATCCAATAGTACTTGCAATGAAATCATGTGCAGAATTCGCAAACTTCCATAGGTTCTTCGCCATAGCACAGAATTTCTTCACAGCTGAAATAATATTTGAAAGGTTTGTTGCTACAAATTCCGTCACAGTTGTTGCTCCATCCTTGAACTTTCCTGCCAAATCCACAACAAATGTGTATAAAGTTTCAAAACTCTCAACTTTTGATGGGCATGGGTTTTCTAAGTTATGGCCTAACTGCTCTGACATTCCGAAAATCTCTCCAAACAGTTGAATATTGGCTTTATCGTTACGTGCAATAGACAAGTCTTTGAAGGATTCAAAACGAGCAATTCGTTTGTCATGCAATTTTCGCATCAACACAGCAAGTTTCTTAGCATTCTGTCGTTCGCGGGCAATAATATATCGAGGGGTCGGGCATGATTTCTTAACAGTAGTGTAAGAAGCCATCAGGGCGGGAGAGGGGTTAAGGGATTTTTGGGTTTGGGTTTGTTTTGATAGGGTAGACATTCTTGCGGCTATCTGTCGGGCAATATTCGGTAGCATAGACTCTCTTAACAAGCGCTAGGATTTTATCTGTAAACAGAACCTAAGGTAAACTTATAGGATTATCCAACGGTCGTCTTATAGTTAAGTGTTATTCCGGTTCTTCCGTCTATAACGTGGTCATCAGGGCATACGTTTTGTGTCCCGAGCGAAAAATTTCCATTCGAAATTTCAATTCCACTATTGTAGAACTATGTGAAACTTCTCCATAATAATGATTTCCATTAGTCGTGCAGGGTCCGAATTTATGTTTTCAGTCAATTGTGTGTATGTAGGGGGTTAGCACTACTTCATAGGGACAACCATAAAGGAGGTGCACATGAGAGTTCCAATATAGTCTATATACGGGGAGCCTTCGGTCACTTATGCGGTGAGTGTGCTACGTTCAATCGCATAAGGAGTCCAGTCATCATCATATATAGAGTGTCTTCTCTTCACTCTGTTAGTACGGCTCACATTATGCGAGTATAATTGAAGTATTAGATATAGCGTATACCT